TTTAGCAAGGATAACGAGCGACTTCTTGAACAGAGTTTTGAGGTAGAAGAAGGTGCGTAAGTATGAGAGTGACGCATGAGCAGATACCGAACACCATAAAGTTTTTACAGATTGACTTTCCGGCACTGGTCCTCCAGACTGCCGGAATTGAGGCAAAAGATGAATACTGGCAGCAGGTAGTTGAACAGATCCATGTTGTATCTGAAAAATATAACAAAAATGGATTTGTAGATCACATGCTTGTTGCTTATTCGAATTATCTTTCCAAGATGTTTAATAAGGCAAAAGAATTGGAAAAGGAGAATCAAAATGCCATACAACACAAAGAATAGATACGAACAGGGACAGGCTCTCAGAAAAGAAATATATATGTATATCGTCAGTTATATTAAACTGGTTGGATATGCACCGTCGATTACAGAGATTTCTGAAAGGGTGGATGCCGGGAGAGCTACGGTCTGGAAGCATATCAATAATCTAGTTGATGATGGTTTGCTCAAGACGAACCACCCCAGTACCGACAGGGCATATACTCCAGTTGGGTACGGAATAAGAAAGATAAACAAGGAGATAAAATGAAACTTTATGACATTGTTGCAGCAGACGGTGAATTTGTAGAGTCCTTGACACAAAGAGAAATCATGAATAAATTCGGACTTACAAAATGCAGATTCCGTACATTCTTGGATAACAGCTATCTGATTGACGGCAAATATTGGATAGATGACTCCGCTGAAGATATGCAGGTGACTAGAAACGGATGCCGGAAGATGTTAAAACAGTTTGATGCTTTAACAGAAAACATAAGGAGGTTTGTTGGATGGGAAGCCTAAAAATCAAGCAGAAAAAGAAAGCATTCATTCCATATACAAATAAACAATCTCATATGTTCGCACAGCCTATCCAGAACTGCCAGAAAGAGTTAAAAGAGATAGAGTTAAAAGCCTTTGATGATGGGTTCGAGGATGGAAAGAATTGGTCTGACGTGCTGAATTTTGTGATTTTGTTCTATGTAATGCACGAATTACATGGATGGGGATGGAAACGTTACATGAAGTCCGTAAAAAGAATTAATAACTACATCAATGATATCAATTCTGGAAAAACATCATTGTCTGAAATGGTTGATGATTTGGAAAAGAAGCATCACATTCAGATTTGTGATGATTATAAGGAGCTGATTGAGAGATATGGAGCGTAAAGCTGCACCGATGATTTATATACAGAATAACGGACAGGTAGCATTTGGGTAAATGAAAGTAGGACGAGAAATGAATATTAAGTTAAAAGAAATCAGCAGAGACGATTTAAAGGTAGGAGATACCGTCGGAATTGCCAGAACGGTGAATTGCGGGTGGTTATCGACGTTCCGACATAGAAAAATTATTCCGGTTAAGATTACAAGAATCACTCCAAAAAGAACCAAGATCGAAACAGATATATATGAAGAACATGGAAAAGGCGAAAAGTTTTACGAATACGATGAAAATGCCAGAAAAGAAAATGAACTTCTGGCTGAAGCTATTGGAAAAGTACTTATGAACAAAATGGTCTTTCAGATGCCAGAGGATAGCGAGGTGGAAGCATGATTACATTCTTATTAGGATTCACCCTTGGAACTATATTTGGAGTGGTTAGTCTTGTATGTGTGGCGATCATGTACGACAAACACCATCCAGACGAATAGAAAGGAGAACGGTATGCTGACAAGGAATAAAAAGCTGAAAGACTACGGTATTCCAGCAGAGGACATTGAAAAACTGAATACGATGCTGAAAGACTTCCCGGCAGAGTACGGATACCTGCTTACCAGTGCCGCCTTGTCAGCTTGCCCGAAGAACACGGTGATAGCGGATATGGTTATCGAGAATATCCTGCACCGGAAAAGTTACAGGAAAATCAGCAAAGAAAGATATATCCCGATGAATCCGAAAGACTTTTATGGATACAGACGCAAGACCGTCGCTGTACTGTATGAGAGGATGCGGTTGTTGGGAGTGTGGGAGGAAAAATAAATGAATATTGATGAATTAGGCTTAACAACAAGAACGCACAACATACTATTAAGAGCAGGGCTTACTACCACTGAGAAAATCAAAGAAAAGTCAGATGATGATTTGAAAAGAATCAGAAATATGTCTGAGAAATGCTACAAAGAGATTAAGCAAGCTGTGTACTGTACGGATTGTAAGCGCAGTATCTATGGAGAATATCATGATTGTGACATCAATATGGAAAGTGGCGGAAAATATCTTCGCGGAGATTGCGAGTGCCATTGCAAAGTATTTATGGAGGGATAATTAAATGCGCTTAATAGATGCAGATAAGCTAAAAGAAGCAATTAATAGCTCTTTAAACACAGGGAGAGAAACATTTAGTCCAGAAATTATATATGAAGCTGTGGATGAGCAACCGACAGCTTTTGATTTGGACAAGGTTGTGGAGCAGTTGAAAACAAAAAAGACAAGAACTGCTGCATTACAGAAAGCATCGGAGTATTTCGAGGGTGAAACTGATGCGTTTGAAGTTGCAATCAAAATCGTGAAGGATGGGGAGAGTTGAATGAGTAGTGCAAGTGTAAGATTCGGAACAAAAGCGTATGTATGTGCAAGATACTTTCTTAGACCGGGAAAGTGTTTCAAATACATCGACCAGCGCGGCGAAGACACCACAGAACACGTCTATGAGGTCATGGCATTATATCCGTACTGTGTACTGTTAAGAGATACCAGAAACGGAGTCAGGACTTGCCCGGGATATAACACTTTAAGCCTGATGTTGAAAGGGAGTGAAACGTATGAGTAAATCAGTATTAGTGATAGATACACCGGAGAATTGCTATGATTGCCCGTTCGGAACTGCATACTGCGGCGAACTTGAATATGAGGGATACTGTGAATTAGCCGATTGTTTAGATTATGATGTAATTCTGATGACAGAAGAACATTATGATTACGAAAGCAAATCAAGACCTGATTGGTGTCCATTGAAGCTGTTACCAGAGAAGAAAAGTACAACTGCACCCGTGAGCAATTACGAAGTGCAGAAAAACTTATTTGCCGACGGTTGGAATGCCTGCTTGAGAGAAATTACAAAAACAAGCGATGAAAATGAGCGATAAAAAGCAAGCGATAAGAGGTGAAGTAGATGGAGAGATTAACAGAAAGAGAAAGAAATGTTGATGGTACAGGAGTTGCAAAAGAAGAAATTACGGATGGATTATTAAAACCGTTTGCGGATAAAATTCTTACGAAACTTGCTGTTTATGAAGACTTAGAAGAACAGGGATTGCTTGTGAGATTGCCGTGTAAGGTTGGGGATATGGTATGGGATAACGATTTTGGATATCCGGAATCGTATGAAATAAAAGCATTTTCATATGGATATTGTGACAGTTATGTTGAGCCAGATATAGAAGATGAAATTATATTTTATTACGAAAACTATACAGGTTCAATAACAGGAGCTTTTCCAATGAGCGAAATTGGTAAAACCGTATTCCTCACCCGTGAAGAAGCCGTGAAAAAGTTGGAGGAGATGAAGAAATGAATAACAGACCTACACCAGACATAACGCCAAACCTTGCTATATCAGCATACCACGTACTACAGCAATATTGTACTGGACAGCCAGCGGATTGCAAAGGCTGCGGATTCTACGAATACTGTCCAGAATGTTTTCAAGGCATACCATGTGACTGGAGCTTGAATGAAGAAGGTGAAATAAATGAAGCTGAGAAAGGCAACACTGATTGACTACGGAGTGCCGCCGGACGATATACCGACATTACAAAGCCACTTGCGGAATCTTAGCGAAAGCGATAAATATAATCTGTTACAGGTATCTATTAAATATGCACCCGGCATCGAATCGCAAATCTATGACAGCATCGTGAACAGTATTGGTTATCGGACAATGGAGAAGATCAGGACAGTTCCTGCAACAGAGAATGACTTTTACGGATACAAACGCAAGGTCATGGCGGAATATTATCATCTGGCCAAACTGATTGGCAGGCTTTAAAAAAAACTTAAAAATTTATAAAAGTGGTAGAGAGCTAAATCTCCCCAGTGTGGTATTATATTTGTATATAACTGCTATACTGGGGACTTTTTTGAATTCAGAAAGGATATGATTGGATGTTGATAGGATGGCAAATGAGAAAAATTTAATACCAAATTCTGAACGAACTCCGAGCGAACTCCGAGAAATAACAAAAAAAGGCGGTATTAAGTCGGGAGAAGTGCGCCGTCAAAAAAAGACCCTTTCTGAATTAGCAAAAATGATAGCTGAGAATCCTGCCCCGACCACTGCGAAAAAGAAGCTCACAAAGATGGGAATATCTGATGAGGATGCAAATAACAATGCCTGCATTGTAGCTGCCGTATACGATAAAGCTATTAAAGGAAATATGCAGGCAGTAGACAAATGGGAACAGTTGGTAGCTGTATCAAAATCAGACGAAAGCAAATACGAACTTCCTGCCAGAGTGCTCGGCAAGGCATTCGTGGATATTAACCGACAGATTAAGCCTAATATCGAATATGTATTCGAGGGCGGTCGAGGTGGTCTGAAATCCTCTTTCGTAGCTTTTAAGATTGTTGAGCTTATTAAGAATAATCCACAGATGCACGCCTGCATTACAAGACAGGTGGCAGGCACTCTGAAAGATTCCGTATACGCCAATATGAAATGGGCTATCAATGAACTTGGACTGATGGAAGAATTTGAATGCAAGGTGTCGCCACTTGAGATCAAGTATATTAAGACTGGACAGACAATATACTTCCGTGGTCTGGATGATGAAACCAAACTGAAATCCATTAAGCCGGAGTTTGGCTACATTGGAATCCTCTGGAAAGAAGAAAAAGATCAAATGAAGGGAGATGCTCAGGAACGCTCTGTTAATCAGTCAGTGCTTCGTGGTGGTGATGAATCCTATGATTTTTCATCATACAACCCACCAAAATCAAAATCAAACTGGGTAAATAGGATTAAGCTCACACCTAACCCAAAAAGAGTTATTCATCATTCAAGTTATCTGGAAGCCCCGGCAGAGTGGCTAGGTCAGAAATTCCTTAATGATGCAGAGCACTTAAAGGAAGTCAATCCAGAAGCATATGAGCATGAATACCTGGGTGTCCCGAATGGTGACGGCGGAAACGTATTTGAGTATCTGGAAATCAGAGATATTACAGACGAAGAGATCAGCCACATGGACCGCATTTTCGCTGGTGTAGATTATGGATGGTACCCGGATGCCTTCTGCTATCTCCGAACTTATTATGATTCTGCCAGAGAGAAGATATATCTGATTGACGAGCTGTATGTAAATAAATGGAGCAACTCTAAGACTGCTGATTGGATCAAGAAAAAAGGCTATGATGATTACACAATGATATGTGATTCTGCGGAGCCTAAATCCGTGAACGACTTCCGGGACGCCGGACTCCCTGCCAGAGGAGCAATCAAAGGGCCGGGAAGTATCGAGTATGGTTTCAAATTCTTACAGACAAAGACCATAGTCATTGATCCAAAGCGAACACCAAATGCATACAAGGAAATTACGGAGTATGAGTATGATCGGGACAAAGAGGGGAATGTAATAAGTGGTTATCCTGATGGAAATGATCACGCAATCTCGGCACTTAGATATGCTTATGAGCCGTTATTTAACAGAAGGGGGAATAGTGCATAATGAGAAAAAAATGTTTTGTTACGAATCCAAATGATACTATAAAAAATAAAATAGTTTCAAATGGGCAAGAAATCATTATAAGAACGAGCGTTTCCAAGAGTGCAATATTCTTAAAATATAAAGAATTTCTTACTGGTGAGGAAGGAAAATGCGGAGGATATGAGTTAGGCTCAATGTTATCAACACTCGCACTTGTAAACATGGATGGAAAAATCCTAGAAGTTCCCGCTGACTGGATAGAATTTGAGGACGACTAAATGGGACTTATAACAACACTAAAAAGGTGGTTTAATATGATATTCAAAAAACAAGCCGAAGAGGACTTTAACATCCAGGCGGCAGAATTTCCAGAAATGGAATCACTGATTAACCGGTGCGCGAACATTTACAGGGGAGTACCGGAATGGTTAGATGACAAGAATAATATCAAGACGATTAACTTCGCTAAATCTGTCTGCTCAGAGACTGCCAGACTTGCAACATTGGCGATCGGCATTCAGATTGATGGTTCTGCAAGGGCAACATGGTTGCAGGAGCAGATTGACAAGGTATACTTCCAGATTCGGCACTGGGTGGAATATGGATGTGCTTACGGAACGGTATTTATCAAACCAAACGGCGAGAGCCTTGACGTATTCACTCCGGCAGATGTGATGATTGTGGATTACGATAATCAGGAAATCAAAGGGATTATATTTAAGGATTCTTATACTGTTGGACGGAAATACTACACACGGCTTGAATATCACAGGTTTATTGAGACAACAGTGGACGGAGTGACAACCTATCCGTATTATGTTTCCAACAGAGCCTATGTATCAAAATCCCCTCAGTCAATCGGTGATAAGATTGACCTTAAACAGACCAAATGGGCTGACCTTATGGCAGATACGCCGCCGATTCTCAAGGCAAATGGAGAGAAGCTGGACGGGCCTCTGTACGGAGTACTGCGGACGCCGCAAGCGAATAACGTGGATATTAATGCACCATTGGGATTGCCGATTTTTGCCGAAGCTATCGAGGAGTTAAAAGACCTCGACATTGCATACAGCCGTAATGCCGGAGAAATTTTTGATTCTCAGAAGATAGTTCTGGCAGATGATAGACTGCTGATGCCGAGCGGTACACCTGTAGCAGTCATGTCACCACAGGGCATGGAGAACAGACGTAATGAGATGAACTTACCACACTTTGTCAAGAATGTATTCGGGCAGGATGAGAAAGAATTCTATCAAGAAATCAATCCACAACTCAACACAGATACCCGTATAAGCGGAATAAATGCCCTTTTAAGTCAGTTAGGATACAAGATTGGATTCTCCAACGGCTACTTTGTTTTTAACGAATCTAGCGGCATCCAGACAGCTACGGGAGTGGAAGCGGAACAGCAGAGGACAGTGCAGTTTATCAAAGATGTTCGAGACAAACTGGAATCCTGTCTGGATGAAGTAATCTACGCATTAAATGTTTACGCTGACCTGTACGGGCTTGCACCTGTTGGAGCCTATGAAGTCAATTATGATTTCGGCGATATCCTGTATGTGCGTGAAAACGACCGTGCAAGATGGTGGCAGTATGTGACTACTGGCAAGGTTCCGGCATGGCTGTATTTCGTGAAGTTTGAAGGAATGACTGAGGAAGAAGCGAAAGCAATGGTTAAAGAGGCTCAGTCAGACGAGCCAACACTATTCGGAGAGGAGTAAAAAGATGGCAGATAAACCAGTAACGAGGGAAGAAAAATATCTTGCGTACTTGACAGGTGATTACAAGGGCGAAATTCCGAAGCCAATCACAAGAAAAGAGAAGTATTTATACGAATTATGCTTAAAAGGAATTGGTGGGGAGATTTCGCCGGAAGAAATTAAAGCCGCAGTAAATGAGTACCTTGAAAAGAATCCGGTCAAGCCCGGAGCCACCACAGAACAGGCACAGCAGATCGAGCAGAATAAGACGGACATTGCTTCACTGAAAGAGGATGTCAAATATTTTAGCGATTCTTATGTTACGCCAGAGATGTTCGGTGCTGTTGGGGATGGCGTAACGGATGATAGTGACGCAATTGAACAAACGTTAAGTAGTAATAAAAATATAATCATGAAAGATGGAGCTATTTATAAGATCTGTCGCGCGATTTTACCAAATGCAACTAAGATTCATATTGATGGACATGGTGCAAAGATTACAGCAGACGACACATTTTCATATGTTCAGAATACTTGCTATGGATTCTTCCAATTCCAAGTCAACGCAAAAAATCTAACAGAATTTATTGTGAAAAATTTAGATATTGATATTAAGACAAATGGAATATTATACGGTGAACGTATAGCTGAAGATGAACGTTCTTGTCCCACTTTTAGAATAAAAAACGCAAAAACTATTTTAATTGACAACTGCAATTGGGTAGTCACGTCTGATACTGGAAATAGAGCTATACTATGGGTTGATGGGGCTTGTGATGAACGTGTTTCTATTACAAACTCAAATTTTGAAAATAAATGTGCTGGCAATGCAGGTGGTGTAATCGCTATTAGAATGATAAATGATTTAAAAGATATTACATCTTTCATGGCGAATTGCTCATTAATTACAGATTCTTGTGATGAATTATATTCAATTCAAAATATGGGAGCATCAAATCTTTATTCTACAATTGAATCTTGCGTATTTATAAATCATGGAGGGTTTATAAATAACAATTCTACCAAAAAAACAATAATAATTGCAACCAATCATACAGGGACTGGCAAATTGTATATGGATATTAACGCTACAAAGATAGAATATGACGGGCAACCGACAGATTTGATGAATAGTGCATTAAAATTATCAAGTACAACACATGCTCATCAGAATATTACAATGAGAGGATGTATAATATCAAATCCTTACGGACGTGCTATCGAAGGGGCATTTTCAGAACAAGGCTCTCAAGAATATTTGCATATAAATGTGGATAAATGCGATATTATAGGAGGTAAAGGTATTTTAAATGATACTATAGATGCAATTGGAGATATTATTATAACCGATTGTAATATCGAAGGAGAATCATATGTATCGTATTTCTATCCACTGAATTATACAAATCGATTTATTATGAGAAGTTCAAAAGTGCATCTTAAAAATCCAGAAGGAATATTATATGTTACTAACAAAAAAAGGCATATTGTTGAAATTTGTGGAAATATATACAGCGCAGATTATATATCTAAAGCATATGGTAATGATACAATTGAACCAGATGCTCCGGATATTGATTTGGAAGAGATTCAAAATAATGTTTATGTAGGGCAGTCAACTATTTAAAAAGAAAAAATATTAAATGAGTGCTAAAGTTAATTAAAAATAAAAAGTATTCATGTTCAAAAAGCGAATATGCGGTATTTTTAGATTCCGATAAAAAAACCAATATCATCAAATCAATTAAAATAGCTGATGCGAATTCGTCGTATAACCAAAAGTAAAAGTTTATTCGAAAAATGATAATCATTTTATAGAATATTTTTGAATAGAGTAATCTTGAAATACTTTAAATAGCATAGTATAATCCTATAAATGTGAATTTTGGAAATAATTAAAGAGGCGGGTTATGATTACAAGCAAAAGAGAATTAAAATTTTATCTAATGGCAGATTCTATGATGAATATAGGTAAGTTTGAGTATTCATTTATTGAAAGAATTAAGCGGATTATTGTTCCAAACGATATATTGAATTTTATGAAATCACTTCGTTATTACGAGTACTATACAAATGTAGGAAGTATAAAACGTTTTTATTGGAAACTAAAAAATAAGCGGATTCAGTTAAAATTAGGCTTTTCAATTGCTCCCAATGTATTAGGGTATGGAGTTGTGATTCCCCATTGGGGGACAATTGTAGTGGGGTATGGAAATCACATAGGCAATTATTCTGTATTGCATACATCTACTTGTATTACTGCTGGTAAAAAGGAAATTGGCGATGCTTTTTATTGTAGCGCAGGGACAAAGGTTATTAATGATATAGTTATAGGTAAGAATGTTTCAGCTTCTGTAAATTCTGTTGTTAATAAAAATATAGAAGTCGACAATGTTTTAATTGTAGGAAGCCCAGCGACAATAAAAAAGCAAACAGAACCGTGGTATGTGCGTGATGGGAAAGAATATTTAGAAAAAGTCGAAAATTGTGAGAAGTTAAAAGAAAAGTTTGGCATCCTGTAGGATACCTTTTTTGAAATGAACCAATTTAAAGAGGGCTAATACACACTAAGATATACCAGTAATACCGAAACAATCAACCATTTAATTAACTAACAAAAAACCAAAACATGTACCACGACTTTTGACGAAAGAGGTGATATACTATGCTTAGTCCTGAATATTTACGGCAAATCACAGAGGGCAGCGAACAAATCGCCGAGGAACTGCATCAGTATATCATCTCTGAGATCGTGTCGAGAATGATGGCAAGGATTGGCAGAGGCGAGGATTATATTCTGACCAATGCCGATGCGTGGAGAATCAGAACGCTACAGGAATCCGGTGAACTGCTAGAGGACGTTCTGGCGGAACTATCAAAGTACACCAAACGCGAACAGCAGGAACTCCTTGAAGCGTTTGAAGATGCCGGAATCACTGCAATGAACTATGATGACAAGGTGTACAAGGCGGCAGGATTAAGTCCTGTACCGCTCGAACAGTCTCCGGCTATGATAAGGCTCATGGAACGGAATATGCTTGCGACTATGGGCGAATGGAAGAACTTTACAAGAACAACCGCAAGTGCCGCTCAGAGACTCTATATTGAGCAATGCGACCTTGCATATAACCATGTGATGACAGGGGCGGTCGGGTATACGCAAGCCATCAAAGAGGCAGTTAATAACGTTGTGAGCGATGGTATTACCGTCACATATCCATCTGGCAGAAAAGACACAATCGAAACCGCAGTTGCACGTTCTGTCAGAACTGGTGTGGCTCAGGCTACGGGAGATATATCTCTCAAACGCATGGAAGAAATGGACTGGGATTTAGTTCTGGTCAGTGCACACATAGGAGCCAGAACAGGTGACGGCGGCGAGAATCCGGGAAATCACTCGTTTTGGCAAGGCAAGATATACTCTCGTTCTGGTAAGAGCAAGAAGTTTCCGCCGTTCTCATTGACCGGATACGGAACAGCAAGTGGACTGTCAGGAGTCAACTGTCGGCATAGTTTTGGAGCCAGTGATGGGGAATTTAATCCCTATGCGGAATTATCAGCACAGGATAAAGCCAACAAAGGTAAACAGTACGAAAAAGAACAGCGGCAACGTACTTATGAACGGAGAATCCGCAAGACGAAGCGTGAAGTCCTTGGACTGCAAGCGGCGGTTGATAACTGTAAGGATGAACAGACAAGGTTCGCACTTCAGCAAGACCTTGACCGGAAGTCTTTTCTTCTCCAAAAACAAAATGCTGCATACAAAGATTACTGCAAGCAGAACGATCTGAGGGAACTGCAAGACCGGCTCATGATCGCGAAGTGGAACCGCCAGAACGCCGCTAAAGCCAGAGGAGCGGCAAAACGCTATAAAACAGCAAAGGGGATTGACTGATGGATAGATGGGAATATTTCAATCCAAATCCTGTTAAGGATAAGAGAACAGGAGATTGCGTTGTCCGGGCAATATGTAAAGCAACTGGCTTCGACTGGGAAACAGTATTCGCCGGATTAATGATACAGGCATGTACTCTGTCAGATATGCCGAGCGCAAATTATGTCTGGGGAGCGTATCTCTATAAGCGTGGGTACAGACGCAAACTGATTGAACAATCAGAACGATATATCTATACAGTCAACGACTTTTGCGCAGACCATCCGACAGGCACGTACATTCTCTGCATAGATGGTCATGTAGTGACGGTACAAGATGGTAAATATTATGATACATGGAATAGCGGAAACGAAATACCGATTTATTATTGGGAAAAAAATGGATAAATATCCACTATTATGTTTTATTGTATTTCCACACAAAACCTTTGTGAGTTCGACGTTCACCACGACAGCAACGACTGATGCTATCTTTTCGACCGTTTACGTGGTCTGCGGCATCTTCTGCGCAACTCCACTCAGCGATAAAATGATTGTTTAAGTCATATTGATAAACAACTTTTGCTCTTGGACTGTTTCCTCTCTTATAATTTCCATGAGGAGGGACAGAAGCGGAGCGCAATCCTGTATTTATTGCATGAAAAGTGTTTTCTTGTTTCGTGACCCATTCAAGATTATCAACAGTATTGTTTTTCTTGTTCCCGTCAATATGATTCACTACTTCTTTTTGTTCCACGTTCGGAATAAATGCCTCTGCAACAAGGCGGTGAACGAGATAGTTCTTACGTTTGTAATTAACAACAAGTGTTACTCTATCGTAACCATCGTTTTCAAAAGGAGTCAAATACTTGCATCCTTTATTGTAATTTCTCCTTGCACTAATAATATTGCCAAGATTGCTTATTTTGTATAATCCTTCATAACCGACAACATCTTTCCAAATTTCTTGCATAAAAATAACACCTGTCCTTTCAGTGTGCGTGTCCTATTGATAAATGTACGGAAATCTCTAGGACATGAGACTTTCGGGAGCTACCCTATCCGTACACAAATATTATATCACAAATCAATGAAATATTAAAGAGGTATATCAATATGCATATTATTGAAGCAATACAAACAATTCTATCAATTTGTGGTGGCATTTCTATCATAGGAGGGGCGGCAGCCGTAATCTTTAAATGGATTACCCCGGCATTCCGACTTAATAAGCGAGTAGAGACACTGGAAGAACATGATAGACGAGATTATGAAAGTCTTCGGAGAATCGCAGAACGTGATTCATTGATTCTGGAAGTGTTATCAACCATGTTGGACAGTCAGATTAGTGGGAATAATGTAGAAGAATTAAAAAAAACAAAACAGAAGCTTACAAATTATCTTGCGCAGAATCAACGTTAGCATTAGTAAGGGGTATGCTCATGAAATTATATGTGTTCACTAAGAAAGATATAGACAGGTTCTTGATAGAGTGTAATTTCACACCGGACGAAGAAAGATTGTTCCGGCTGAGATGCAAGGAATATACGCTCGAATACTGCGCTGAGCAGATGAACGTGAGTATATCTACGGCAAAACGGTTAAGCCGTCGGGTGAACAATAAAATAATTAAAGTGTGTTAAAAAAATATGGAGAGGACATTCTACCCTCTCCTTTTCTTATTTCTCACAATCTTCCAAGACAGCTCGCTCTAACAACTGTCTCACATAATCCGGACATTTGCTTTTTCCGGATTCCCAGTTTTCGAGCGTTCTAATTGGTATGTTGTACCTCCTTGAGAACTCCGCTCGAGATACTTTTAGCCGTTCACGCATTTCTGATATAGTCATAAATTCTCCTAATATTCGAAATATTCGCCACTGAATTTATCACGACGATATCTTCTTGCCATAGATTTTACACTGTAATTATAATCCATTAATTCACCATGTTTATCATAAACTGGTTCTTTGTTGACGGTTTCTCCGTAAAATTCAATGTATTCTCCATCTCCAGAGATAGAGATGTTATCATAAATTCCGAAATTTCTTTCTGGAGTAAATGTATATTTGGCAAGCATCTCCAAAATTTCTTTTGTTATAGGTTCTAAATGCATATTTTTCATAATCAATCTCCTATCTGCTCTGAAATTTTTCAATGACATCTGTTACTTTTTTGTATCGGTCTGTAACAACATATGTGCCATTAATGTTGTCATAGTAACCAAGAGCATGTTCAGCTCTCAGTTTAGAATTCCTATATTCTCTCAAAGAGATATAGGTTCTATCCTTGCCCGCTTTTGCCCAGTTGTTGCAATTCCATTTCTGATACCATCCGTTACCCTGATCGCCATCGGGGTAAACTGTATCAAGCATTTTCTCAAGCTCTTTCCAAGGAATTTTATACCCTTTCTGATTGTCAAAAACTTCTAATACATAATTTGCCATTGTTTTCGCTTCCTCCCATGCTTTCTTAAGACCGGAGGATATAGTTAATGCTGACTTTTTAACCAGTTCCCATGCTCTTTTCATGATTTTTGATAAGTTGTATTTCTTCATTTCTGTTTCCTCCGTTCCTTTGATGATTATATAATACCACCAAATTGGTGGTATGTCAATACTTTTTCGATACTTTTTCGGTCTGTTTTTTAATTCTTTTTCATGCAAAAATATAATCAGAAAGGCGGTGCATAAGATGGCATTATATAACAATCCTTATCAATATAGTTTTGGCGTTCCGGGACAGATGAACCAGTTCCAGCAACAGCCTGTCCAGATGCCAGCTCAGCCAGTACAGCAACCACAACAGAATAACAATGGTATCCTGTGGGTATCTGGCGAAGTTGGCGCAAAATCCTATCTGGTAGCGCCCGGGACAAGTGTTTTGCTGATGGACAGCGAAAGTGAAAAGTTCTACATAAAATCCACAGATGTATCCGGTATGCCACAGCCACTGCGGACATTTGAATACCACGAGATAGGCTCTCAGATGCCGCCTAAGCAGCCTGTTCAGAACATGGACAAATATGTTACTCGACAGGAATACGATGATTTAAAAGCCAAATGCGACGCTATAGCAAGTCGATTAAATTCTTTTTCTGAACCTGTTAGGGCTAATACCGTACAGGAATCAGCGACCAAGGGAGGAAATGCAGATGAGTAATCCATTATTTAACGCACTTGGCGGTGGGATGCCGCAGGGAACTGGACCAATGCAGATGATACAGCAGTTTATGCAGTTTAGGCAGAATTTTAAGGGGGACCCGAAAGCAGAAGTTGAGAAGATGTTACAGTCTGGGAAGATTTCCCAACAGCAACTTAATCAGGTTCAGCAGATGGCAGGACAGTTCCAAAACCTGCTGAAGAATATGAAATAGTACATTACAATCTGGCCAGATTGATGTAAATACACAAAAAGGAGATTATATTATGGATGGAAATTATAGCTTAGCAGATATTGCCGCTGCTACTGGAAACGGCAGAAATAATGACGGCATGTTTGGCGGAGATGGCAGCTGGTGGATTATTGTTTTATTCATTTTTGCTTTCTTCGGATGGGGAAACAACGGCTGGGGCAATAACGGCAACGGCGGTGGATATACAGCCACAGCAGCTACACAGGCAGATATTCAGAGAGGGTTTGACAATTCCGCAGTAATCAGCAAGCTTGACGGAATCAACAACGGTCTCTGTGATGGCTTCTATGCAGTGAACAACGGTATGCTTACCGGATTCAATGGAATCAACACAAACATCATGCAGACTGGCTTCGGAATCCAGCAGGCTATTAATGCTGACACTGTAGCGAATATGCAGAATACCAATGCACTCCAGGCACAGCTTGCAAACTGCTGCTGCGAAACCAGAGAAGCAATTCAGGGCATAAACTACAACATGGCACAGAATACCTGTGCATTGCAGAACACCATGAACAGCAACACAAGAGACATTATTGACAGCCAGAACGCAGGAACAAGAGCAATTCTTGATTATCTTTGTAATGAAAAGATTTCTAACCTGCAGGCTGAAAACAATGACCTCAGACGTGCTGCTTCTCAGGATCGCCAGAGCGCACTTCTCACAACCGCAATGGCTTCACAGACACAGCAGCTCATTAATGCGATTAATCCGGCACCGATCCCGGCATATCAGGTTCCTAACCCGAACACATATTACGGATGCGGATGCAACACTGGATGTAATTGTTAACAACTTCATATCGAGAGTATCTTTCGATTGATTCGGATGTCGGCTTTTGCCGTATTACACAGAGGGGCAGGCTGAGACCTGTCCTTTTGTGATATGAAAGGAGTAAAATTATGGCAGAATTTACAAATGTAGCTGCTCAGACTGTAGCAGCAAATGGAAACGTAGTATTTTCAAACGTAGCAGTTAAAGGTTCTAACTGCATTCAGCACAGGGAAGGAAGCGGGATTATTACGCTGAGAGGACTTACTAACCAGTGTAAAGCAAGATTCTTTGTGGACTTCTCTGGCAATATCGCAATTCCAACAGGCGGTACAGTTGGAGCTATCTCTTTGGCAGTCGCAATCTCTGGAGAACCGGTATTATCTTCTCAGATGATTTCCACACCGGCAGCAGTAGACCAGTATAATAATGTGTCTTCCGGAATTTACGTGGATGTACCACGCGGATGTTGTGTTAATATCGCAGTAGAGAATACCAGTGATCAGGCTATTTCTGTTGCGAACGCAAACATTGTTGTAACAAGAGAGGCGTAGGAGGTGTGATTATGAGAGATATTAAAGACTTATGCGCAAGAATCGAAGATGAACTGTCTAAAATTGCTGACAGTGGACTGACCACTGGAAATCTGGAAATGACATACAAACTGATTGATATGTATAAAGACATAAAGAATACGCAGTACTGGGACAAAAAGGTGGAGTATTACAACACTGTCCTTGATGAGATGCGTGGTGAATACAATGACGATTACAGCGAACGCGGAAGAAAGCGCGACAGCATGGGGAGATACAGCTCAAATGACGGCAGAATGATGCCGGATTACGACAGGGGCAATTCTTATGCAAGACGTGGTGAGCATTATGTCAGAGGGCATTACAGCCGTTCTGATGGACGAGATGCTTATGACGATTACATGACGCAGAAACAGAGCTATCGTTCCGGCAAATCTGAGGACTGTAAGAGAAAGATGCTTGCCGCTCTGGAAGAACATCTGGACGAACTCACAACAGAAATGAGCGATATGTCTAAAGATGCGGAGTGCCGGGAGGAACGCGATCTTGTTAAAAGATACGTGGAAAAACTCCGGGATATGCTTTAAAAACACAAAAAGTGGTAGAGAGGTAGTTAAAAGAAATCTGTTATAATGTAATTGTGCAGCAGGAAGCACAAGTAAAACGGTTGTTTTGACATTTTCGTTTTAATCCTCCTTTCTTTAATTTAGTAGCTGGTACGCACGCTTTGATGGAAAGTTTTAAACAGGTTCGAATCCTGTCATGCGTATTTGCCGTCTGGCGCGCAAGATGGCATACCTCCTTGATTAAGGTTTTTGTTACTCATACTTTTTTAAAGAAATAAATATCCGAAACAACTCGTGGCAGGCATGACACGTTAAACACCTTGCTAACCCGGGAATCCGGGTTATGTGGAATGTACGCTAGTGGAAAACTGACAGAGTCGCACTCTGGTCTCCGGTTCGATTCCGGGCGCTCCGCTTTAATCCGCTTAGAGTTAAGCTGTTTGTATACAGGTGGTCTATGTCTCAGGTGGATTTACGCTATAGCGAAAGAAGTGAAATTCACCCCAGTTTCTTTTTAGAGGGTTGGCCGTTATAGGCGGCATGGAATGTAGCTCAGTGGTAGATCGCACTGTAAATGTGAGGTCGCAGGTTCGATTCCTGCCTTTCCGATTACCTTGCCAGTGGTCTAACTGGCTTAATCCATTTACCTGCGGCGGCAGGTCAATAAACACGACCAGGAGGATGTTATGCAGAAACTTATTGACACTTTAAAATCATTTGGAATTGAAATCCCGGAGGATAAACAGGCAGATGTAAAGAAAGCACTCTCTGAGAATTACAAGAATGCAAAGGAAGTTGCAAAAACTCTGTCAAAAGTCGAGGGAGAACGTGATGACTGGAAAGTACGTGCTGAGACAGCAGAAGAAACCTTAAAAAGTTTTGACGGTATCGACCCGACAAATATTAAAAGCGAGTTAGAGACTTGGAAACAGAAAGCGGCAGATGCAGAGAAAGAATTCAATGCAAAAATCTACGACCGTGATTTCTCAGATGCTCTGAAAGCGGCACTCGACGATGTTAAATTTTCAAGTGAAGCTGCAAAGAAGTCTGTTATGGCAGACATCAAAGAAGCAGGTCTTAAACTGAAAGACGGTAAAATCCTTGGCCTGAACGATCTGATCGAGCAGATGAAGCAGTCTGACGCATCTGCTTTTGTGGATGAATCTCAGCAGCAGGCTCAGCAGAATCAGGCAAGATTTACCACTCACGTTGGACAGCAGCAGACACCGGGAAGCATGACAAAGAAAGATATCGAAGCGATCAAAGACCCGTCCGAGAGACAGGCTGCAATTGCTCAGAACATCCAGTTATTCCAGTGATTTTTTACACCGACTATACGACAGAGTATAGCCGCTAACCCAATACCTTAATAATTATGGGTAGAAAGGATTTTTATATGGCAGTAAAAGCTAATCTTATTATGACAAATGATATTCAGGTTACAGCACGTGAGATTGACTTTGTTACCAGATTCGAAAGAAACTGGCAGCACTTACGTGATATTCTGGGTATCATGAGACCTATCAAAAAACAGCCGGGTGCTGTACTCAAGTCTAAGTATGCAGAAGGTACTTTACAGAGCGGAAAAGTGGCAGAGGGCGAGGAAATCCCTTACAGCAAGTTTACTGTAAAAGAAAAGAACTATGCGGAAATGACTATCGAGAAGTACGCAAAGGCTGTATCTATTGAAGCAATCAAGGATCACGGTTATGAGAACGCTGTTCAGATGACTGACGATGAGTTCCTTTTCCAGCTTCAGACTGATGTTACCGGAAGATTCTATGACTATCTGAAAACCGGTACACTTACTTCCACAGAAACTACATTCCAGATGGCTCTGGCAATGGCTAAGGGTCGTGTTGAGAACAAATTCAAGCAGATGCACAGAAATGTGACTGGCGTCGCTGGATTTGTCAACATTCTGGACGTATATGAATACCTCGGAGCAGCTGAAATTACTATTCAGAACCAGTTCGGATTCCAGTACATGAAAGACTTTATGGGATTCAACACAATCTTTTTACTGTCTGACAGCGAAATCCCGAGAGGACAGGTTATTGCAACACCTGTCGAGAACATCGTTCTGTATTATGTTGACCCGAACGAATCTGACTTCGCAAGAGCAGGGCTTGTATACACCGTATCTGGCGAGACAAACCTGATCGGATTCCACACTCAGGGCAACTACCACACAGCAGTTTCCGAAGCGTTCGCAGTTATGGGACTGACTCTTTTTGCGGAGTACATTGATGCAATCGCAGTAATTACCATTGATGAGACACCAACGCTTGGCACTCTGACAGTAACATCTGCGGCAGGAACAGCAACTGGTGATACAAAAATCACTGTAAACCCGGCTAAAGAAAACGCTAACAATGTGTACAAGTACAAAGTTGGTGCATCTGAAACAGCTGTAACTTATGGCCAGAATCTCAGAAACTGGAGTACTTGGGATGGAAAAGCCGATATCACAGCGGCAACCGGACAGAAGATCACAGTGGTTGAGTGTGATGGAACATACAAAGCGCTGAATGCCGGAAGTGCAAGCGTAACAGCAAAATGACAAACGTAGGAGGTAACTGGCATGGCTTATGCAGATTATAAATTCTATACAGAATCATTCGGCAATGTCGTGCCAGAAACCGACTTTCCACGACTGGCAGAAAGAGCCAGTGATTTTGTGGACACAATGACATTTGACAGGTTGGTGGATGGACTGCCGACGAACGAACGCTCACAGAAGCGTATCAAAAAGGCGGTCTGTTCATTGGCTGAATTAATGTATCAGATTGAGCTTGCTGAGAAGAATGCTACCAATGCCGCTGTGAGCGGTACGTCAACCGCAATCTGGTCTGGTGGTAGCACGACAGGCGTTGTAACATCTGTATCCTCTGGCAGTGAATCTATCTCTTACGCAACTCCTCAGCAGATTGGAGCGAGTGCAAAGGAATGGAGTACGGTGTATGCCGCCGCCGGAGATGTACAGAAAACGAATGACTTGCTCTTAAAGACAGCTTTACCGCTGTTGATAGGAGTTAGAACAGATGAAGGAATACCAATACTTTATGCAGGACTTTAAAATTAATATCTTAGGCTCTGAATGGAGCGTGAAGTTCGGAAATGAGAAGGAATATCCGAACTTAGCGAAAATGGATGGATATACCGATTTATCAATACGAGAAATTGTTGTTGATGATATGGAAGCATCACAGGGACAGATCGGAGCAAAATCAGACCTTGAAAGCTATCAGAAACAGGTTGTTAGACATGAAATCATTCATGCATTTCTGCTTGAATCTGGACTTGATTCTAATTCAAACAGTACTGATAGTTGGGCTGTGAACGAAGAAATGGTCGACTGGTTTGCCATTCAGTCACCGAAGATTTTTAAAGTATTCAATGAACTTAAATTAATGTGAGGTGATAAATAATGGATATTTCAACATTAGGCTCATGTGTAGCAATCGTTATGATCTGCTACATCGTAGGAATGGGCTGTAAAGCATCAAAAAGGATTTCTGATGAATGGATTCCAGTGATCATGGCGGTTATCGGTGGAATTCTCGGAGCTGTCGGAATGGGAGTTATCCCAGACTTCCCCGCAACAGATTACATTACGGCAGTTGCAGTCGGTATGTTTAACGGATTGTCGGCTACCGGTGTGAATCAGATTATTAAGCAGACAGTGCAGAAAGAATAATTAAGGAGAGGGTATCATGTACGACAAAACAGTAACAGTTTTTAACTATTATGAAAGTAAAACGACTGGAGATGCGTACTGGTATCCTCATGTGCTATCCAATGTTGATCTAAACACTGATAGAGGGGCAATTATCAAGAAATACGGATCAGATACCGCAGATAATGCACAGCTACATATTTTGTACGGAACAAACAAGTCTGACCAGAAAGTAATTGCTAACAAGAGCGGTGATGCTATACCGTGGTTGCCGCCAAAAGAATGGCGGAAGCAAACAAACGATCTTTTGCCCGAAACTCTCACATTCTCACCAGAAGATGACTTTTTCTGGGAGGGTGAATGGGATAAGGGTATTGTAAATGATGATGATTTCCCTGGTGGATTCTATCAGCACATGAACCAGAACAGGGATAATGTTTTCAAAATCACCAGTGCGGGCGGACCGTATACATTAATTCCGCACTTTGAGGTTTTAGCAAAATAAGGAGCAGCTATGGAGGATAATAAGCCAATAGGAAAAGATGCAGATGGAAAGGATATCCTTGCGGATACCATGAAATCACTGCTTAATCAGTATCCCGGTTTGCGTGATGGTGAAAGAATCAAATATGAGGAGCTGGGAACAGATAGTGGAATTGCCTTTTATGCGGATGCCGGGGCGCTGATCTATTCTGAAAAAGAGGATGTTTGCGGCACGATGCACCAAGTGTGCCAGTATCCGTTTATTGTGGTTTACCGCACAGCTTCAGATAAGGAGCGGCAGAAGCTTTCTGTGCAGAGGTTCCTGGATAATCTAGGTAAGTGGATATGCCGTGAACCGGTTGCAGTAGATGACGTTGAGACACGCTTATCTGCCTTTCCAGAGCTTTCACGGGGGAGAGTGATAAAACGTATCACACGTGATAATTCCTACGGTACAGAGCCGCAGGCAAACGGCGTACAGGACTGGCTACTCCCTATCACCGTGAAATATGAGTACGAGTGGGAAAAATGGTGATTCCGCTCAAATATAACAACTAACCCGACTATCGCTTGAAGATAGCCGCTAACCTACAAAGCCTTTTAAAAGTTATAGGCAGAAAGGAAATTTTTATGATTGAGAGAAAATATCTTGCACACTATGTTGATGCAGCATTTAGCTCTTCCGCTCCAACCTATGTGAGACTTGGAAAGACGCTTGAGGAGTATAGCGAAGAACTTAATCCGGACGTGGAAATCCAGGAAAATATTTTAAATGAACAGTCCGTAAAACATTCCGGCTATAAGGCGCAGGCAGATGTAAGCTCTTATTACTATGAAGATTATGATGATGCACTCTCCAACAAAATTATGGATCTGGCAAACAACAGATCTACGGGAGATAAATGTAAAACCACTATGGTTGATGTGCTTCTTAAGCCGGGTGAATCAGAAAGTGTGGCACCTACGGTAGTATGGGCATGGAGAGAGGATGTATACCTGATTCCTAACAGTGTAGGTGGTGATACCTCCGGCGTACAGACTCCATTCACATTGTATAAAGCCGGTAATCGTGTAAAAGGTACCTGGGATATGAGTAAGAAAACATTTACTCCATCCGCTTCCAGCTTAGCAGAATAATAAGTTATTAGAGAAAGGAGAAAAAAATAAATGGCAAAGCAGATACAAACCAGCGTAAAGCAGGCCGAATACGAGTTCCTTGATTCTGATGGAGGAATCCTTTTTACTCTCCATTTCAACCCGGATCTCGATATCGCAAGGAGATACGAGAAAACAGTTGACTTTCTAAACAACATGTTTGAGGGGCAGGACGAGAAAGATGTTGACGCTTTTTTTGCGAAGAGCGATGAACTGAAAGAGCAATTAAATGAGATGTTCGGCTCGGACATTTCCACACCAATTTTCTCAGTAATGAATCCGTTTACGCCACTTGAAAACGGAAAATTCTATGTAGAGGAGATCATTGAAAAGCTGGGGCAGATCGTAGAATCAGAACTTGATGTGCGTGTTAAAAGGGTACAGAGCCGTCAGAGCAAGTATACGGCAAAGTACCATAATTAATGAACCCGTGGGAGCTTCCCACTTCGATTAATGTTGATGGAACTGAATATGCTATAAGAACGGATTTCCGGGCTGTTTTGGACGTGCTGACGGCCACAAGCGACCCGGATTTGTTTTTGCCAGACGCTTCCGAGAGAGAAAAAACATGGGTAAAAATGGACACCATCTTGAAGATCATGGTGATTGATTACAATAATCTCCCGGTAGAAAAATACGGGGAAGCATGCGAGAAAATCATAGAATTTATCGACTGCGGAATGCGTGATGATGGAGTGAAAAAACCACATACTATGGATTGGCAACAAGACGCACAGATCATCATTCCAGCAATCAATAGGGTGCAGGGAACGGAGATCCGTTCTCTGAAATACCTGCATTGGTGGACTTTCTTCGGGGCATATATGGAGATTGGAGAGTGTCTATTTTCACAGGTGATACATATCCGGCAGAAGAAGATGAAGCATCAAAAGTTAGAGAAGTGGGAAAAC